CGGTTCGATTCCGATACCCCGCTCCAGGGAGATTAACTCAGCGGTAGAGTGGTTGCCTTACAAGCAATAAGTCACTGGTTCGATCCCAGTATCTCCCACTCGGGCACCTGCCCGACCAACAGTAGAATAGGAGGCGATCATGACGATCCAATCTAAGTTTGCAGACAGTCTGCAAATTCTTCGGGACACTGCCAACGGAAACATCCAGTTGGAAGTACAGTATCCATCTCTCTTCTCACAAGTCTGCCGCTTTTATGAAGATAAAGGAGTCAGGTTCTGGGGGGTAGATATCGAAGAAGATTATGCCTACCTTATTGATCACCTAGTCGCAGACAACGTTCTTGCATAATGAAATTAAACCCAGAGCCAATATTCTACGACGGTCGAGTAGCATATCCCAGAACCGATTTTATCTATACAGAGAAGATTGACGAGGGCATTGTTGACGGCATTACTGATTTTTATCATACTCAAACAATCTTTGAGAAATGGCCTGGGGAAACCATTGACGACAATGGTGGTGGGATGGTAGACCCTAGCATTAAAGATTCCATGGACAATCCTGTCTTCATTGGAATCACTGATACTAGGGTCCGTGATTTCACTGGGGAAGTGAACCGTGTAATGAATAATTATGTGGATCACTTCCCTCTTTGTGCTAAGACAAACATTTGGAAGATGGAAGAGTTCTTCAATCTTCAATACTACAAACCTGGTGGTGGGTATCACATGTGGCATTGTGAACGCCAGTCAAGTAGTCGATCTAATACATATAGACATATGGTATGGATGACATACCTTAATGACGTTCCTGACGGCGGCACCGAGTGGTTCCACCAGGACCTTTACATCCCTGCCGAGAAAGGACTGACAGTAATCTGGCCAGCGGACTGGACCTACCATCATAGAGGTCGCAAATCAGACACATCAGATAAACTAATCGCAACAGGGTGGTATCATTTCCTTTAACCGTGCTATCCTATGCCTAGGTTATCCCACCGATACATGAAACCCATCGTCCTCCTGACCCGCTTCCCTTATCGTTACGTGGAAGCAGGCATCCTTGACAACGGTACACCTGACTATCGCATCCAGAAAGCAGACGAATACACTGGAAAGTACAGGGACATGTACCTCTGCGACAACGCCATGCAGTTAGACACTGCCATGGATGACTTTGAGTACACCAAGTGGCTGGACCCAGAAGGAGTTCCATGCTATATTAAAGAGGAAGTTTCTTCACACGATACTGACCGATGACCCGTAATGTAAAAGTCGAATTCGAGACCGCTGTTCATTCCATGCGGTCTGCTCTTAAAGCAGCACTCGATGACCCTGAGTTTAACCGTGGCACCTTGACTGAGGTGTGGCGAGCATACCTTGGTTGGTTGGCAATCTATGAAGCACTGCCTGCTCCCAAGTCAGAACCTCCTGCCTATGAGTATTTCAACTCCCCTTCTGAGGGACTTGACTTCACTTATGCAGCAGGACCAGTTGATCTGCCTGGTGCCCTAGGTCAGGATGTCATCACATTCAGTTGACAAACCTTAACATTTACTATATAGTTAGTAAGTGTTGCATTTCTTAACAATCATGACAGTCACAACAAACGAGCACGGTCAAAACAACATGTTTGCAGTCGAACCTGCCATGTACATGACCGACGAAGACCGTGCCCGCTACGGTTTTGAATCTCATGCCGAACGTGCTGAGAAACTAAACGGTCGTACTGCTATGCTTGGTTTCGTTGCTGCCGTGGTGTCTTATGCCACCACTGGTAGTCTATTCTTCTTCGGAGCATTCGGATTCTAATGAGCCAAACACTTACACAGGAAAGTCTTGCCAACACCCTAGCCGAGCTCGGTTGGGATGTTCGTCACGATGACATCCGCATTGATATTGGTGGCACCTCGGTTTATGAAATCGATGGTGATGGCACCAAGTGGGCACCCTTGAAAGGTACACGTAAGTACAACAAGGATGCCTTCATCGTCATTAAAAATGTAAGTCGTACACCTTTTGAACCATCTAAAATCAATGACACACCTAGTACCTGATGTAACTTTCAAGTATCGCAATGGCGGTGCTTGGGTTGATGTACCCTACGACAAATTGTTTGCTGGCAAGCGTGTCGTAGTCTTCTCACTTCCTGGTGCTTTTACTCCGACATGTAGCAGCAAGCAACTTCCTGGATACGAAGAACTGTACCCTCAGTTCGTTAAGTATGTGGATGATGTCTTCTGCCTCTCTGTGAACGATGCTTTTGTAATGGATGCTTGGTTCAGAGATCAAGAGATCAAGAATGTAAAGTACATTCCTGATGGTAGTGGTGAGTTCACCTATGCCATGGGCATGTCAGTCAACAAAGCAAACCTTGGATTCGGTTTCCGTTCCTGGCGTTATGCTATGGTTGTAAACGATGGAGTAATTGAGCAGATGTTTGAGGAACCTGGCCGAGTGGGTAACTGCCCTGCCGATCCTTATGAAATCAGCACCCCTGAAAACGTACTAAAATGGTTGGAGGAAAACCAATGAACGAAAACGCAGAACGTATTAATGGTTGGGCAGCAATGCTCGGCATCATTGCAGCAATGGGATCCTATGCTGTTACAGGACAACTCATTCCTGGCATCTGGTGATCTAAATATCTGTGCTATAATGCATGGGTATGGAAAGGTACGCACTAGAATTTAACCTCGATGGAAAGTGGATCCGACTAGTCCACTACACCAACCTCAGCAAACACAAGGCAGAGTTCTACATGCATCTCTGCCATGCAATGTGCGAAACCCATGCTACAATGAAACGAGAACTACGTTGTGTATCACTATGAATGAAGATTGGAGATACAACCCTGAGCGCCTGGATGACAGGCGCTTTTGTTTGGCTGCTCTTATTTTGAAGGGAGTACAGGTAGACAGGACTGTCTATGCATTCTGTCACGACTTCACTTCGAGTGGTGCTTGCGAGGGTATGCTTAAAAAGTATGAAGGCAGTCATGCTGATCCTCGTGCCTTCACGGATGTCCATGAGGCATACCTGTCCTACTGCCATGAGACAGGACAGACTAGACCAGAAGATGATCTGGTCTATCCCGACCAAGAAGGGGTTGACACCGAGTGAGGTTTCCCGTATTATAAATACATGAACGGTTACGAAATGTAACGTTCTTCTGCCGCTTGACGGAGACTAGGCAGACCAATCCGTCTCTCATATCCTCGCTAAGGGTGCGAGGAAATAGTAACTCCACCATTTCCCTGATGGTCTTACTTCACGTTAACTCTCAATGGCAAGTTCAACTCTCTCAAATCGTGGTGGCGTATCCACCTGGGAATCATTCTGCGAATGGGTCACAAGCACCAATAACCGTCTGTATGTCGGTTGGTTCGGTGTCCTGATGATTCCGACGCTGCTGGCAGCAACAGTATGTTTCATCACTGCCTTCGTTGCAGCACCCCCCGTCGATATTGACGGCATTCGCGAACCAGTTGCTGGTTCACTCATGTATGGTAACAACATCATCTCTGGTGCTGTTGTTCCCTCTTCTAACGCAATCGGACTTCACTTCTATCCCATCTGGGAAGCAGCCTCTCTCGATGAGTGGTTGTATAACGGTGGTCCTTACCAACTCGTAGTCTTCCACTTCCTCATTGGCGTCTTCTGCTACATGGGTCGTGAGTGGGAATTGTCCTATCGTCTGGGTATGCGCCCTTGGATCTGTGTTGCTTACTCCGCTCCCGTCGCTGCCGCAAGCGCCGTCTTCCTCGTCTACCCCTTTGGTCAAGGTAGTTTTTCTGACGGTATGCCTCTTGGTATCTCTGGTACGTTTAACTACATGCTGGTCTTCCAAGCTGAGCACAATATCCTTATGCATCCGTTCCACATGCTCGGTGTTGCTGGGGTATTCGGTGGATCTCTTTTCTCTGCTATGCATGGAAGTCTCGTTACTTCCTCGCTCGTTCGTGAAACGACTGAGACAGAATCGCAGAACTATGGTTACAAGTTTGGTCAAGAAGAAGAGACCTACAACATCGTGGCAGCTCATGGATACTTCGGTCGCCTGATCTTCCAGTATGCATCCTTCAACAACTCCCGTTCACTGCACTTCTTCCTCGCAGCATGGCCTGTTGTTGGCATCTGGTTCACTGCTCTTGGTGTTAGCACCATGGCATTCAACCTGAACGGTTTCAACTTCAACCAGTCTATCCAAGATAGTCAGGGCAAAGTCCTGAACACCTGGGCTGATGTGCTGAACCGTGCTGGTCTGGGCATGGAAGTGATGCACGAGCGTAATGCTCACAACTTCCCTCTGGATCTTGCTGCTGCTGAGTCCACTCCTGTGGCACTCACCGCACCTGCTATCGGTTGATAGTATACTCAACCCAACCCAAGGGTCCTTCGGGACCCTTTCTTTTTCTCCAACAATGTAAAGTTATGCTAACTTCGGAGACACCTTTCAAACTTGCCGAGATCATTCAAGATACTTGGCCGCAACTGTACTACTTAAAGGATAGAAAAGATGGTCGCTTCAACTCTCAGTCCCCCAAGGAGGGGGTGGTTCGATGTCCTTGATGACTGGCTTAAACGGGATCGCTTTGTATTTGTGGGCTGGTCTGGACTTCTTCTTTTTCCCACTGCTTATCTTGCAATCGGTGGCTGGCTTACGGGCACGACATTTGTCACAAGTTGGTTCACCCACGGACTTGCAAGTTCGTACCTTGAAGGTGCTAATTTCCTTACAGCGGCTGTGTCAACGCCTGCTGATGCTATGGGTCATTCTCTTCTTCTACTTTGGGGTCCTGAGTCTCAGGGGGACATTATCAGGTGGTTCCAACTTGGAGGACTCTGGAATTTTGTGGCGCTCCACGGAGCCTTTGCTCTCATAGGTTTCATGCTTCGGCAGTTTGAAATCAGTCGTCTCGTAGGGATTAGACCGTACAATGCAATCGCTTTCTCTGGTCCTATCGCTGTGTTTGTCAGCGTGTTCCTCATCTATCCTCTTGGGCAGTCAAGTTGGTTCTTCGCACCTTCCTTTGGAGTTGCAGCAATCTTCCGCTTCCTGCTCTTCCTGCAAGGGTTCCACAACTGGACCTTGAATCCCTTCCATATGATGGGTGTAGCAGGTATCCTGGGTGGTGCATTGCTCTCTGCTATTCATGGTGTTACAGTAGAGAACACTCTGTATCAAGATGGTGAACAAGCAAACACTTTCAAGGCATTCGACTCTACCCAAGAAGAAGAAACGTACTCTATGGTCACTGCCAACCGTTTCTGGTCTCAGATCTTTGGTATTGCTTTCAGCAATAAGCGTTGGTTGCACTTCTTTATGCTTTTCGTTCCTGTTATGGGACTTTGGACAAGTTCTATTGGTATCATCGGTCTCGCACTCAATCTTCGTGCTTATGA